TTCTTGCCAGACGATGCGCCTAAGTTTAATCCAGATCAGTCTAACCTTAAAGGAGGTGATACGAATGGCAGTAACGGTACCAATTAAGGGCGTTATCTCAAGTGAAGATGATGCCGACATTTATCAGTTCTTTGGTTACCAGACCGTCACCCCGTCTGATTTATCAGGCGCATTGTCAAAGGCAAGCGGACAAGATGTTGTCTTGGAGATCAATAGCCCAGGCGGTGATGTATTTGCTGGCAGTGAAATTGCAACGGCAATTAAGAACTATTCAGGTAGCATCATTACCAATATTGTTGGTCTTGCAGCATCTGCAGCATCAGTGGTTGCCTTGGCAGGAGATAAAGTCGAGATGGCACCAACGGCTCAACTGATGATTCACAGAGCATCAACATCAGCAGACGGCAATGTGGACGCATTAAATTCAGCAGGCCAATCATTAGACAGCATTGACCAGTCATTGGTTGATGTTTATGTAGCAAAAACCGGCATGAGTCCAAGCGATGTGTACAACATGATGGTTAACGAGACATGGATCAATGCCAAAGAGGCTGTTGAAAAAGGATTCGCCGATGACATTATGTTTGATACAGCACCGGCAGTTACAAACAGCGTTTTGCCGCTAACAGCTGACATGATTCACCGTGTTAAATCATTAATGGTAAAAGCAAACAGTCAGCAAAATAAGCCAACTGAAAGCCAGCCTAAGAATGATGGGAAGAAAACCATTAATCCTAAGCTGGCTTTGCTGTTAGGCATTAAAAATAAGGAGGCCAAATAATGGCTAATGTAAACGATTTAAACACCGCATGGATTTCAGCGGGACAAAAGGTAACTGATTTGCAAGACAAGTCGCAAAAGATGGCGGTTGCCTTGGCATCTGATCCGTCTTCTTATACAGAAGATGACGTTAAGAAAGTAACGGATGATTTGAAGGCTGCTAAAACCGCTCGAGATTTCGCAAAGTCAGCGCTGGATGATGCTAAAGATGAAGCGGAGGCAGAAAAGCCAACTGACATTACCGGCAAAAAGGTAAACATCATTCATAAAACGTCTAAGGCCCAAGACTTTGTCCACACTTTTGTGGATTTGGCTACGGGCAAGAAGCGAATTACGGATTTAGTCACTTCTGGCAATACTGACGGTGATACGTCTAATGCAGGGCTGACGATTCCACCTGATATTCAGACCAACATCAATCAACTAAAACGGCAGTACGCTTCTCTTGAACAATACGTAAAGGTTGAGAACGTTTCTACCCCAACTGGCTCGCGTGTGTATGAACCATTTGAAACGATCACACCATTGGCAAACCTTGACGATGAAAATGGCTTGATTGGCGACAACGATGATCCAAAGTTGACACAAATCAAGTACACCATTCATCGGTATGCTGGCATTTCTACAATGCCGAATACTTTGCTCAATGACAGCGACCAAAACATTCAAGCGTGGATTGAACAGTTTGTTTCCCGTAAGGATGTTGTAACGCGCAACGGCGTCATCATTTCAGCAATGAACAACGCTCCTAAGAAGCCAACAATTGCTAAGTTTGACGACATCTTGGATATGATTTACACGGCTGTTGATCCGGCTATCCAGTCCACATCTGTTTTGATGACCAACGTTAGCGGGTTTGCACAGCTGGCAAAGGTTAAGGACGCTATGGGTCAGTATCTCATTCAGGCCAACGTTGTTCCTGACATGCCTTACAGCATTCGTGGTCATCAAGTGGTTGTCATCTCTGATCGTTGGTTGCCAAGCGCAGGCACTGCTTCTGCACCAGTTTATCCGTTGTATTATGGCGACCTTTCTCAGGCTGCGACCCTGTTTGATCGTCAACAGACGAGCTTGGTTGTTACTAATATCGGTGCCGGTGCGTTTGAGCGTGACCAGACCAAGCTGCGTGTCATTGACCGCTTTGATGTGCAAGCAACTGATGCTGATGCCTTTGTGGCTGGATCATTCTCCGCAATTGCTGATCAGCAAGCAAACTTTCCAGCAGCAAGCGCAGGCAAATAATCTAAGTGGTCGCCTACGAAATAAACAGTTTGCTGGTCAACTGGCAGGCGGCCAATTAAGGAGATGAAGTGATGGCTGATAATGACAGCTTTCAATTTGATATTGTTACTGACCTAATGTCAGAGCTTAATCTTGATGATGCCGAAAATACAACCATTACAAATTTGGTTGCTGGTGCTACGGGGGTAGTTACAAGCTCTGTGGGAGTTCTCGATGAATCCGATCCGATTGCAAAACTTGCCATTAAGACAATGGTTACACAGCAATATTATGATCGTGCTCTTGAAAACGGACTATCACAAGGAGTTTTAATGATGCTCTTACATTTGCAGGCCAATCAGCCATCAGATTCGGATAGTGGTGACAACAATGGCGACTAATTTTAAACCATCTGACTTTAGCCAAACTGTTGAGCTTGGCTCTCCACAGTCACATAAGACTGGTGCCGGTGTCAACGTCACCAGCTTTGTCTCAGCTTACAGCCTGCATTTCAAACAGCAGAAGCGGACGCTCACACAGCAGTACACGCTTGTGGGAACGCGCTTGGATAATTCAATCACTATCATTACTCGACACGATGCTAGGAATGCTAGACAGAAACAGGCACGCCTTAATAGTGTTGTGTATGACATTTCAGACATTAGCCCAGACGATTCAAACGATGCTATCCGCTATGATTACTTGACCCTCACTAAAGTAACCAAGGGGGCATAGCCAATGGATTTAGACGAAGCACTGAATCAGTGGCAGAAGCAGGTTGAGAAAGTCGCTGAGCTGACAGCAAAGCAGCAGGAAAAGATAACTAAGGCAGGCGCAGATGTGTTAGCCAGCAAGCTGACAGAGGCCACCAGGGCGAAGCATCCGAATACAAAAGGGTCAGGTGGTAAGTACGGACATTTGAGCGATGATATAGCATCGGCCACTGGTGATGTTGACGGCAGACATGATGGCAAGTCTGTTGCAGGGTTCACCAAAAAGGAGTTTGTAGCCAGATTCTTGAATGACGGCACTAAATACATTCGCGGTGACCACTTTGTTGATAACGCCCGCGATGATGCTAAAGACGCAGTGTTTGAAGCTGAGGCAGAAGAGTATAAAAGGATTATTGCCAAGCTGAATGGAGGTGGTGACTAATGGCGGCAGTAGATGATGCGGTTGCTTTGATTAGCGCCGCTTCTTTAGTTGGCATCGATGAAGTTTATGGTAACAACTTGCCACAAGAGACTATGGATGGTCTGGACAAGACAGTGGTGTTGGTGACTGATGCTGCCAATAATCCCTCTGGATATGGCAACAACGACTTCTGGCGATTAAATCAAGAGGTCGAAGTACAGATTTGGTACTCACAAGATTTTGATAACGACCCGGAAACAATAGAGGTCAAACTGATGAAGTTGTTTGTGCATAGTGATTGGCAGGTAGCCGCGGTTAGGCAGCGCACATTAGACCCAGACACACAGCAGCTGATGAACACATTTTATTTTTCACGTGAAAAGAATATTGGAGGTAATTAAATGGCATTAGTAGGTTTAAACATGGTCAGCTTTGCGCTTGTTGACCCAACCACCCAGCAGATTTTGAAGGGTGATGCAGGGTTGAGTTCAGATGGGCTTTATAAAGTTGACACTAAGGATATGGGGTCCAAGACCGCGAACATCACTGGTCTGGTTGGAACTAGCACTAAGCGATACGGGAACAACGTATCTCAGCAGGTAGTATACGGGACAGCGGCTCCGCAGATTGCTTGGGACGGGCTCAACCTCGATTTTGATATCAAGCAAAAGATTAAGGGTTTTGTGTCTGATAGCAAGGGTGGCTGGACTCCAGCCGATGAGCCTGCGCACGTTGCGGTTCTGATTGAATCGGGTAGCCTGTCGGGCGGCAGTGTTTATTTCGGCTTTGGTAACTGCACCGCGGTTGAAAGTGAAGCCAACATTCAAACTGACGACGATAACAAACAGATTGTCGATGATGCACTGACCATCAGCGCGCTCGACACAATCGCTTTTGGCCACAAGCCTTTCAAGATTTACTCCAGCAAAGACACGTCATTTGATGAAGCGGCAATGCTGAAGGACGTCATGGGTGGCTATGTAGCCGCAACTGGTAATACTACTGGTACTACTGGTGCATAACAGTGTTGTCAGACGCGATTTTGACGCAAGTTAGAACACAAAGATAGATAATCATACGTTTCTGTGCAACTGAGGACGCGTGAGCCGGCACTAGCGGCAAGCACGTGCGAGCCGTGCTGCCGGCGTTAAAACTAAATAAGGAGAATAGACATGAAGATTAAAGAAAACAAAATTTCAAGCCGCGAACACATTGTTAAGGTGACCAACCGCGTCATGAAGGCCACGCTGGAATTGCAACTGACTATGGCCGAGAGTGATGCCGATGAGGAAGAAGACGTAAAGCCAATTGAATTTCTGCGTAATCAGCAACGGTTGGTAAACAAGGTACTTGACTACATCACAAACACACTCAAGCTTAACCAGAAGGAAAAGGACAATCTGGATGATTTGGAATTTTCTGAATCGGTTGATATTGCAAACCACATCATTCTGCGGGTCCAAGGTTTATCCGAAGAAGATATTAAGAAGGCTGAGGCCGAACAGACGGACGACAAAAGCGAAGCCGAAGCTGAATAAGCGTGAGATCGTGTTTGAGCTGAAGAACAAGCTTGAAGACTTTAAACTGACAGGTCAGGATACACTGTTTTACTTGCATTGGACGCCTGAACAATGGCTTGATACTGACTTCTACGACTTGATGGAACTTCAAACAGCAAAGAAGCCAAAGGACCGTGAACAGGATCCGATGAAGATGTTACAAAGTTTGGGGCTGATGTAAAGGGGTAGGAGGCTAGTGTACCAACTATCCTTTTTTGATAGGAAGTGAAAAAATGGCACAAAAAATTAAAGCAGAGATGTCTACAGATGTCGCGCTTAATACACTCAAGGCTAGTCAATCGCTCAAAAGTTTAAACGCGGTTATCAGTAGCACTAAGAACGCTTGGAAATCTCAAGAGGTAGCGCTCAAGTCAACTGGCGAGTATCTCAAGGCGGCCGAAGTCCGGTATAAGGGCCTAGGCGACAGCATTAAGGCACAAGAGGCAAAAATTGAGAGCCTGCGTGAGAAGCAAAAAAGCCTAGACGTTACAACTAAAGATGGTGCGTCTTCATATCTCAAGTATCAGAAGGATATTGACAGTGCCACCACGCAGCTGAAATCGATGGAAGCACAGCAGACGCGGGCAAAAACTAGTCTTGAATATCAAAAATCAGGATTGGCTAGCTTACAGACTGAATACAAGCAGATTACCACGGTTTCTAGCAGCTATGTTGAGCGGCTCAAAGCCGAAGGCAAGCAACAAGAAGCCAACAAAGCACAGATGACGGGTTACAAGGACAGCATCAGTAACCTGAATAAGCAGCTGTCAGCACAAGAAAAAGAGCTATCACGGATCGCTACTGCCAGTGGTAAAGATTCTGATGCATGGCGTACGCAAAAGGTACGTGTTAATGAGACGGCTACTGCCTTGGCCAAGACTAAAACCAGCATGAATGAATTAGATTCTGCCATGAAGAAGGCTAACCCGTCTGTATTTACTCGGATCAAGACTGCAATCAAGGGCACTAACAAAGAGGCTGATAAAACACCAAGCCTGTTTAAGAAGATTGTGGCTGGTGGATTGGTTACCAATGCCTTATCTAATGGATTTTCTACAGTCACTAGTGCAATCAAGTCAACCCTCAAGTCTGGTTTAGAACTTAATGAAGCTGGTGAAAAGCTTAATGACACATGGAAAAACATGGGTAAGTCTGCCAATGACATTACTATCCTTGGCAGTCAGTTAGGCTATTTACGTTCACAAACTGGTGCTACTGGCCTAGAAGTCAACACCCTCCAGAAGACAGTAGACACGATGACCAAAGGTGTTACTGATAAGACTGTGGTTATCAGCGCTGGTATTGCAGGCATTGCCACAGCTTCTC